ACGCTTCTCAGCCTGTGCCTTCCTGTCAGCCTGGATGATGGAAATGAACTTGTCCTTGCGGGCTTTGGTCTCCTCCGCATCCATGCCGACGACGAACTCCATCACATCCACCGTGGCGGGATAGCCGTCTGCCTGCAGTTCGGAGCCCACCTGTCTTGAAAGCTCTGCCCTCAGTGTCTCGGCTTTCAGCTTGGCGATCTCTTCCTGCTGCTTGGCGATCTGTTCGTCTTTCTTCTGTGCTTCATATTCCCGCTTCTGATCCGCGTTCATCTTTGCCAGCTTGGCAGCTTCAGCCTGGGCAGTCTTGACGGCTTCTTCCGTCTCTGCTTTCAGCTTGGCTTTTTCTCTGGCCAAACGCTTCTCTATCATCTGGTTGACTTCATCCTGGGTAAAGGTCTTTGGCTTCTCCTCTTCGGGATCCTTGCCGTCACTGCCCTTATCGTCTTCCGGTTCACCGGTCGGATCCGAATCATCTGCAAAGAGCTGCAGGTCCCAGGGTCTTGGCGGTCTTGTGTCGTGACGTCTCTGTGCGCGGTTTTCAGTTCTGGTGATTCGTCTCATAATATCTTCCTCCATAAGTTAAAGTCGTCATGTCTGACTGATCCCATAAGTTTTTTGCGGGGACTCATGTCTGCCCCGGGGTTAATTAGTTGCAAACCATAAAGTTTATTGACATTCATGTCTGGTCACTTTAACGTGGTCTGGGCTTGCGGTGGCCACACCGCTGACCCCAACAAAAAAGGACTCGATCAGCAGGCGTCCCTTGTCTGATAAGTCCCAGTAATTTATATCAACCCATCCGGGTTCGATAACATATTTAATTTTGTCCTCTGTCAATCTTTCAAAAGAGCATATAAGATTCTGCGTGAGCGTTGAGATTGCCGCACAGACGATATCCTGCCCCTTCGGTCCTGCCTCAGCATGACCACGGACATGGATGCCGTCGGTGGTGATGGTGATGTTTATCATCGGTTCCTCCACTCCTCCCATCCCATGCTCGTTGTTCCTGCTTCCTTGGCATCCAGCCATGCATCAAACTCCGCACGGTTTGCAGCGGCGGCCGCAGTGGAACAATGACAGTTAGGATGCAGCGGCGGGGCGTTCTCCCCGGGCATCATGTCCTTGACCTTGAAGATCTTACCGTCTAAAGCCCTGCAGGCCTCACAGGCGTCGGGCAGGCCGCAGCAGATATACTCATATTCCTCGAAGCCGTTCCGCTCGAAGGATTCCTTCTGGGCGGCGGTCTGCACCCTTGCCAGTTCCGTTCTCATGAGTCTCTCAGACTCCATGACAGACACGGCAAAAACCTTCCGCAGTTCCCTGGCCAGTTCCCTGGGACCTCTGCCCTGGACCATGCCAGTTCTGAGAGCCTTGTCCAGTTCGTTCTTTAACAAGCCCTGATGCATCCATATCCGCTCCGACCATGTGGCGTTATGGAAGGACGCATTGACAAGGACCCTCGCTCTTTTGATGGCATTGGTCTCTGTCACGGTCTTGCCAAGGATCCCCGCCTGCCTCTTGAACTCCTGCAGCATCTTCTCTGTGAGCCTCTTGCCGAAGAGTTTCTCGAGCCTGTCAAAGTTCTTGACCAGTTCCAGGCCGATATTTGCCTTGAGAAGTTCCAGGCGGTTCACCTTCATCGTGAGATTGTAGAGCCTCATCTCCTCATTGGCCTGCTTGGAGAAGTCCCGCTCCTCGACGTATCTTTTGGCTTTCCTTCCGTAAGCCTCAATGTCAAGCCTGTCGGCTCTCCTCTTGGCCTCGGCAATGGTGATGCCCTCTGCCCGTGCATACTTGGCATAAAAGGAATCTATCTCCTTCTGGATGTCATCCATGCACTGGCGATATATCTCCTCGATGTGGCGGTCAAATTCTCGCTGGTCTCTGATATTCTTATTCCTCTGAACGGTCTCCCTCTGTCTCCAGTAATCATTCCTCTTCGACATCCTCGGTCACCTCCGGATTGAATAGCCTCCAATCCAAGATGGTGGAGTTCTTTGCTTCCTCTGCTTCCCTTACCATCCTCTCCATCTCCGCATCCACATCCGGAACCACGGAAGGCATGAGGCCGAGCTGGGTCTCCTGGGAGACGATGCCGTCAACGTTCCTTGCGTTCTCGATCTCCCTGGCCACATTCTTCGGCAGGTTCCGGTGGAAGGTGATCTCCGCATTCTTCCATGCGTTGGGGTCGTGGGAGTTGGTCTCGAGGGAGCAGATGATCTTGTATCTCTTCTGCAGACTCTTGGCGATCTTGGTGTCGAAGGTCGACAACATGGTGCCGGTCGCCAGCAGTTTGTAAGCAAAAGCCTCACCGCTTGCCACGTTGTTGAAGCTGTCGTCCGAGATATTGGCACTCATGGAAATCTGGAAGATCAGCCTTTCAAGACGATTTAGCAGGTTCTCCTGTGTTGCGTCGGCAGTCGGCCGCTGCAGGAACTGGACCACAATGTTCTTGATCTCCTCTGCGTCGTTGGTTCCGTAGACATTGATCACCCTGTCGTCACGGATCCGACGCACGCCGTCTTCGTCGACCTTGGCCCCCAGGATTGCCAGGTAAGCCTCGGCGAAGGAGTCGACATCATTGGCTTTCTCTGAGATGGTATGATTATAAGTCTCGATAAGGCCCGCAACGTCCTCATACAGCCCCATGCGTTCGTCATTGAGGATATATTCAACAGCAGGTATTAAGCCGTAAGGATTGACCTGCTGGTCCTCCACATAGTGGGTTTTGAAAAACTTCCGCTGGGCTTCCCTGGTGTAAACCTCGCCATAGATCTCGCCATCCACGTTGTAGCCGTATCTCACGGCAAACAGGGACCGTTCTTCCATGGTGTCGTCATAGACACAGAAGAACTGCATCGGAGTCAGCACCTTCATGCGGGTCTGGTGCTCTTCGTCCTGATAGAAGAACTCCCAGGCATGGCCAAACTTAAAGCAGGCCTTGAACAGCCTGCCTTCATGGTCAACGATGTGGTTACGCTTCTCAATCTGCATGATAGAATCGTGGACCTTCTCGTCCTCGAACTTCTTGCTGATCGGGATTCCGTATCCATAGCCGAAACTGATGTTGGTAATGTACTTGGGGAAGTTCACCGCCAGGCGGTTGTCAGGCTTCCATTCTGCCTTGTCAGGCTGGTGATAGATGTCATGCAGCCCTGCATAAAGGCTTTTCAGATATTCATATCTGCGGATAGTGTCCGCATGATAGTCGATGTATTTATCCACCATCGTCATGGACGGGAAGCCGTCCTTGATGTCGCTCGGGTCGCACAGCAGCGGCCGCGGTGGAAGATAAGGTTTGTATTCCATGGTTTATATTCCTCCCTTGAAGGTCTGGATGACCGGCCGACTCTCGACCCTGGTCAGGTCCTCGACGGCATACCGCATGGCGTCCATCAGATGGTTGAAATCATCAATGGGAACGTTGATGCTCTTGCCGAATCTGTCTTTGGACCAGCTGTAGTTTGAAATCTCAGTCAGGAAGTTCACGCATCGGGGATGGACGATGATCTCATAGTCCTGCAGGAACTGGATCCCATTGTTGATAGAGTCCTTTCCTTTCCTCGCTCCTCTTACCCTGAGACCGTATTTCTTTAGTTCATCGATGGACTTGGGTTCTGCGGAGTCTGCTGTGATCCGCTCCTTGCCGTAGCCCATCATGGATATTTGCTTGAAGATGTGGCGGTTTGACATCTTCTTCTGGTAGACCTCATCCCATACCCACAGCTTCCTGTTCTCTGTGTCAATAAAGCCGACAAAGAAAGCTGACGGGTCCTGTGTGTAACCGAAGTCGAGACCGCAGCGGATCCGAGCCTCTCCGATCTGCGACAATGTGAAGGCTTCCTCTCTCCAGTTCTCATAGACGAGGCCTTCCACGATTCCCCAGGCTCCAAGTCCTGCGACCTGGTATCGCCTGGGATTCCTTGTCTTCATCTCTTCGAACATGGCCTTGTCGGAATCATCCAGCCACTCATTGCAGAGGTAATTGGTTGTCAGGGTGAATACATTGTCTGACTCCACATCAAAGAACCTGCTCTTGATCCAGTGGCGCTCATTCCATGGATTGAAGGTCATGGTCACCTGCTTAAACAATCCTTCAGGCGCCTCGCCTCGGATGGACTCGTCCAGCATGTCAAAGTCGTCCTCCGACATGATCTCATAAGCCTCTTCTATCCAAAGCCAGCACAACACCCCGGACTCCACTGCGATGGATGTGATCTTCAGCGGGTCGTCCATGCCCCGGAAGTAGATCTTCTGGTCGCCGTCTCTGCCGTGAAAGGTAGCCTCGAGGGGCGACTCTTTGAAGTCCCACCAGGGGTCTACCCCCAGTCTCTTCACTGCCCACTTGAGGTCTGTGAAGCAGGAATCCTTGAGGGTTCGATAGACCTTCCGCACAACCAGAGTGTTAGAGCCCTTGTAGGCCATCATGCTGGTGATGACCCAGAGAGCCATAGTCTTTGATTTCTTGGACGCCCTGGATCCCTTGCAGATCCGATATCTCTTTTTGCATCTCCAGAACTGCCCATAACCTCCGCCTACCAGTTCGGGGATGCTGACATATCTAGTTTTCGACATCTTCATAACCCTGCAGGACGATGGGCGAAACGTTCAGGTCTACCTTATCGCGATACATTCCCTTGAGTCTCAGCATCATGTCGATAGCCTTCAGCTGGTCTTTTATGCCTATGGGAATCTCGACCTTCATGCCAGACGAGGACACGACTGTCTCTTTGGCTTCCTCACGGACAAAGGCCGTCAGTCTTTCCTGCAGCTCTTCAGCTGTGGCGATCTTGGAGTTGTGGTCCTCCATGGCAGTGGAATGTTCGTCGAGGTACTTCTGCACCTTAGCATTTCTTAGCAGACGGTTAGCATTTACCGCAGCAACATTGTCGTTCTTTGCCCCTGGGTACACTTTCTTGTAGGCTTGTGTGGCGTTCCCACCGTTAGCCAGGAACTCATCACAAAACCTTTTCTGTTGTTCATTCATAGCTGCGGCTCACCACCTTTATCTTAAAAACACGCTTGCCCGGAACCTTAAACCCTCAGCCGGTTGCTGAAGGGAGAAAGGAGGTTTGGGATATTGATTAACGCAGGCCGCCCCGAAAGTAAACAAAAGCAGGCGGAAGCGCAGGCCCCGGACTCAGTGCCGATTGATTGCAACAAAAAAGACAGGGGATCTCTCCTCTGCCTTTTTCTCATCTTACACTATACCACAGGTCAAACATGGCTTTCACTGGTCAAATGCTTCTTGGCAAACTCCTGCAGGGCGAAACCATGAAGGCGGTAAATCCATCGGATATCGTACTGCATGTTGACTGCGATCTGCTCAAAAGTGTCCATATCGACATATCTCATCTCAAGCAGCTGGATGTATCTCGCATCTTCCAGCTGGTGTATCTCTCCGATGATCCTGTGTTTCACTTCCA